CTCTCCTTACTGATACTCGTGTGCTCTTTAATTGTGCTTTACAAGACTGGGTTTCCAACACCGTCAGTGAAGCAGACACTCTGGGCTGTAATGTGCTTTACCCTGCTTATCGCAGTTTCCCTGAATCCTTCGCTAACGATCCTGAAAGACTTTATATTCCTTGGTCGATAGAAGATGCAATGAACAAACTGGAAGCATTGCTAAAGCGTCCACATCCTAACCAAGGTAAGATATCAGACTGGACCAATGGCACAGTTGATCGCATTGTTGACATCCTAGAAGGCAAAGGCGAACAATGGTTGCGTATGGGCACAGACTATCGCAAACATACACACGAAAGCAAATTCTAATGTTAGCTGTCCTGTACATCCTAGGTATTGTTATTGTAGCACTTGCTGTTATTTGGTATAGTGCGAGCAAGTTACCACCTAGTGCATGTACAGGCAACTGCGATCAAGGACGCAACTGCACATGCCAACAGACCACGAATACGAAAAATTAAACTTCGATTTTTCACTTTGGCACCAAATGCTTACAGAAGCCCTTTGGTGGAAAGAAGTTTGCCCAGACTATGCCATACATGTTTACCAAAACACAGTAAACGCATGGGGACATGGCGCTAACTACTATGCTCAAGACGGAGTTGGTGGCGCAGTAGACTTGACAAAACTCTACGAACAATGTAAACTAGTATCATTACTCAAGAAGGACCACCATGAAGAAAAAATCATCCCCTGGGGCGGTTGAAGAAACTGTTAATCCTGAACACGAAAAACTAATTGAACTGCTCAAGTTCACTCCACGCACCTACAGCATCTGCATGTGGGGCTATGGTGGCGAAACTGTAATGGGCACAGTGGATCGTGCAATCTACGACTACTTTAAGGCTCGTAGGCTAGACCTCAGCGACTTTGCCTGGGATAGTGACTACGCAGAAGAAAACAATATTCCAGAAGACATGTGGCCATTCCCGCCAGGCTCATGGTATGAGTGCGATAACATGGCACATGCACACGGCGTTAGCCGTAATGCAGGCACACTACAAATCACAGATGAGAACGGTGATACTGTATACGAACGCAGTCTAGAAGATCTAGACGGATTTGATGATAGCCCAGAATGGTCATGCGGCGACGAAGTTTACATTGGTGAAAAACCAGATGGTACAGTGGTGTTCATCGGACGTAGCAATGAAAAAGGCACGTTCTTTGATGGTAGCATTGATCTCAAAGAACCTTTTGACATTACCAAGCTCACGCTACAATACGATGAGATTGACGGTGAAGAAATTATCAATCATGTTGAATATGATGGCGAAGAGATTGACAACAACGGCGGCAACACAGACGGCAAGAGTTCAGACTTTGGCATGTATATTGCAGGTTCAAACAAAAACGCAGGCAAGTTTGAAAAGTACACCAACATGGATGACATTGAATACACCATGACAGCCTGGTTCCCCAAGAAAATCAAGCCAGTGCGTACAGGTGTTTACAACATCAAAACACCAGGCAAAGACAGTTGGACACGTCAAGCTGAATGGAACGGCACTTTCTGGCACAGCACGTATGATGCTACCAACGAACTTAAAATCAAAGAGTGGCAAGGCATTGCTTATGATCCAGATGAGCAGGACCTGCGTGACGAACTAGATCGTATTGTATTAGAGGCACAATGAAAACTGTATTTGTAACAGGCGCAACAGGCTACATTGGTAGCCATGTATGCAAAAAACTCAAAGAAGATGGCTATGAAGTGATCGGACTTGATCGTGTGTATAGAGAACACACTGTCAAATACATGGACAAGTTTATCGAAGCTGATTATCATAGTCCTGTGTGCTTTGATGCACTTGCATACCACAATCCACATGCGGTTGTGCATTGTGCTGGTACAAGTCTTGTTGGTCCTAGTATGGCAGATCCTGCTGAATACTATACCAACAACGTGGCCAAGACAGCGGCGTTCTTAAATGCTCTGCGTTGGTTAGAAAGAATGCCAGTGGTTGTGTTTAGTTCCAGTGCGGCAGTATACGGATCTCCCGAAGCAGACTTGATCTACGAGAATCAAGCCTACAATCCTTTGAGTCCATATGGCCAAAGCAAAGCCATGATTGAGATCATGCTGGTTGATCACTACAAAGCCTATGGCATGAAGTCAGCATGTTTGCGTTACTTTAATGCTTGTGGTGCAGATGCGTCCGGTGAGCTAGGACAAGCACCAGGCGCTACGCATATCATTGCTCGACTGCTAGAAAGTGTACGTGACAACAAGGAATTTACCTTATATGGAAACGACTATTCTACTCCTGATGGCACTTGCATTCGGGATTATATTAATGTTAATGATCTAGCAGAAGCGCACTCATTGGCTGTAAGCTATCTACTCAGCGACATGCAGGAGTGCTTTGCACTTAATCTTGGCACAGAACAAGGTTACAGTAATCAAGAAATCATTGATGCTGTGTGCAAACACATTGGACCTGTACAACTGACCATTGGCAAACGCAGGCTGGGTGACCCTGACAGACTGGTTGCTGGCACGTTGATGGCTAGAACACAACTAGGTTGGCGACCAGAGCACAGCGATTTAGAAACAATTATCAAGAGCGCATGGAAGTGGTATAATAACCCATCAAATCTTGTTGACACAGAGTCTAAATAAATTTACAATTAAACATTTAGCCATCCTCGGCTATAACTCGGAGAACAAATGGTATACGAAAAAGCATATATTAGTAACGATCCAGAACCACATGATAACGAAACAGCGTTAGATGCCATGGCAGGCGACGGTGGTTACCAAGAAGAAAAGTATCTAGGTAACTATCTTCGTGCAAAAATGAAACGTGATGGTAAGCGGTTCTGGGCTGGTGACAACATCAGCGAATACATTGACAACGATCATGTTAAAGCTCAACTAATTGACGAAGCAACAGAAGCATTTGAAACTGTTCTAGATCGACTGTTGATTGATCGTGAAAACGATCCTAATAGCAAGGGTACAGCTCGCCGTCTTGCTAAGATGTACTTTAATGAAATAATGGCAGGAAGATATGAACCAGGACCAAGTGCAACAGCATTTCCAAACGACACGCAGGACCGTTATGAAGGTATGTTGGTTGTTCGTAGTGAGCTTCGCAGTATGTGTAGCCATCATCACCAACCCGTTACTGGCGTTGCTTATATTGGCATTTTGGCTGCTGAGAAACTCATCGGACTCTCCAAGTACACACGCATTGCACAGTGGTGTGCAAGACGAGGTACTCTCCAGGAGGAACTTTGTAACGACATTGCCCGAGAGATTAGCAAAGCAACTAATTCGCAAAATGTAGCGGTGTATATTCAAGCCACACACGGTTGCTGTGAGAATCGTGGCATTATGGCACACAGTAGTCTAACACAGACCACTGTGCTTAACGGTGTATTCAGATCTGATGCAGGCGTTAAGAAAGAGTTCTTTGATAATATCAAATTACAACAGGAGTTTGCCCCAAGATGAACCCAAGTCTAACAGCGGCCGTTATGGCCAATGAGCTTATTGAAAAAGCTCGCACCATGCAAACATTTCAAATCACACGTCACTTAGATGATCCTGATCTTATCTTCAGCGCAGGTGTTGTGCCATTTGATCTTAAAATGAATCGCGAAGGTCGTTTAACTGCCACTGTGCATTGCATGACACGCGAGGAAGCTGAATCACAAGTTGATTCATGGATTCGACATTTAGAGGAAGGTGATGACCTATGAGCGCCGCAAGAGAAAAAGATTCAGCAGATTTTGATTTAGAAGCGTTTATCGACCTGTTCGACGAAGCACTTACCAGCGACGATCCCAGTGTACAAAAGACACTACAGCATCTGATGGTTATTTGTGCGTTGGCACGTAATCACGACAAACATGATCGCCGCAATGGCCCACTACGCCGCATGTTTGATGATCAACACGAAATCCTTCGGAGGTTGGAAAGACTTGAAGTTAACAATGCAGGTTGGAGGAACGGAGGCTACAATCCTTCGGCACCATACGGCCCTGTTATTAGCCCAAGTCCAACTATCTGGCCTCAGCCTGCCCCCACTACACCTATCCCTGGAACAGGCACGGGCGGCTGGCCTGGACCTGGACCAAATCAAATTTGGTGCGGCACCAGTACCAGTGCAACCAGCATCAGTCTAGCCAATGATAGTGCTGTAGCAAAAAGTACTACCAGCTATGCATACGATCCACCAAACAATGCGTCCGAAAAGATTGCAGAACGTGTGGATGATCTGTTAAAATCCAACTACCGAGGCTCATCTGTAGGAACAAAGAATGTTAAAATTACTTGAACGTCTGGGACGCAAGCGCATTATCTATGATAGGATTAATAACGAACCATATTTGGAACGTTATTACCTGTTTTTGAAAGAACGCAAGAAGTTCCCGTTCAATGTATTTTTACACAAGTTTCTAAAAGGTGATCCGGATGATGTACATGATCATCCTTGGCCATATGCAACATTGATCTTGAAAGGCGGATACTATGAATGGGTTCCAGAGTTTAATAGTCTTGGCACAAAAATTGGCGAGATTTGTCACTGGCGTGGGCCCGGACATTTCCGCATTTGTCGCCCTGAGTCTTTTCATCGTATTGAGCTCAAACCTGGTGTAACTGCATGGACCTTGTTCATGCCTGGTCCTCATACTCGTGAATGGGGCTTTCTAACAGGCAAGGGCAAAAATCAAAAATGGGAACACAATGAAAGTTATCTCTCCCGGCGTAGTAGCACTTCGTCCGTTTAAGATCCATACCAATGCTCTCTCACAAGAGATGGTGGACTTCTGGGTCATGATGGGTGCTGAAGCACAAGAGATTACCGACGAGCATTGGACACGCCACAAGCAAGTTAACGAGAAAAGTTATCGTATACGCATGGGCAAGCACAGCGACTGGAGTCACAAGTTCAATGACAACAGTGGTTATATCATACATCTTCGTGAAGAGTTTGCACCAGAAGCCAGTTTGTTCATGTTAAAGTTCCCAGAAGCTATTATCAACCACGATTGTAAAGTACCAGACTATGACTACTCCCAATAAAATTATCACCATTGACCACACACAACTCAATGGATATGTTCACAATATCATGCGTCAGATGGCAGTTGAAAACTGGCGCCCAGACTACATTGTAGGTATCACACGCGGTGGCCTGATCCCTGCTGTGATGATCAGCCAGTACATGGACGTTCCACTGCACACCTTGAACATCAGTTTTCGAGATGCTGACCTAGGCCCAGAAAGCAATCTATGGATGGCAGAAGATGCCTTTGGTTATGTAAGTGTAGACTCACATGAAGTTGCAGATGGCACAGATCCTACTCGTAGCGATCCTGCAACACGCAAAAAGATTCTCATTGTAGATGACATCAACGACACAGGTCGTACACTGAACTGGATCAAAGAAGATTGGCCCAGCGGTTGCTTGCCACAAAACCCCGAGTGGGATAAAATTTGGAATAACACAGTTCGCTTTGCTTGCATTGTTGACAATCAGGCCAGTGAATTTAAGACCGTGGACTATTCAGGACTAATTATTAACAAACATGAAGAACCCAGCTGGATTGAATTTCCATGGGAACAATGGTGGGAAAAATGATCAACGGAAAAAAAGTAGGCTTTACAGCATCAACATTTGATTTACTTCACGCAGGACATATTGCTATGTTGCGTGAGGCCAAAGAACACTGCGAATACTTGATTTGTGCGCTACAGAATGATCCTACACTGGATCGTCCTAGCAAGAACAAACCTGTGCAAAGCATTGTTGAAAGACAACTGCAACTGGTAGGTTGCAAGTATGTAGACGAAGTATGGGTCTACAACACAGAAAAAGACCTTGAAGACCTATTGCTTATTCTGCCAATTGATGTGCGTATCCTTGGTGTAGAATACGAAGGCAAAGAGTTTACAGGACGCGAGATCTGTCACAAGCGCGGCATTGATCTATATTTCAACGGACGTGATCACAGTTTCAGTTCCAGTGAGCTACGCCAGCGTGTAGCCTTTGCAGAAGACTTCAAGAAGAAACTAGGACCAGACCCTGTGGGCAGTGATGACACTGGTGGTCCTAGCGCACGGTAAATATTCTTTTAAGCGGTCTTTTGGCTTCATCCCGCTATACAAACTCTGCCAGCCTATGCTAATAACATAGGAGAATCAGCATGTCAGACGATTTTAATTACGAAAACGTAAGCAACGACTACAGACAGTATGTACGTCATCCAGTGCAATACAAATACACCAGCACCAAAGAATACCACGATGCATTTCCATGTGCATATCGTCAGTGGCGAGCAGACAGCCATTGCAACCTGATACATGGTTATTCATTCAGTATGAAGTTTTACTTTGGCACAGACAATCTGGATGCTCGCAATTGGGCCGCAGACTACGGCGGACTCAAAGAGCTTAAAAAGTTCTTGGAAGATCAATTTGACCATACCTTGATCGTTGCACACGATGATCCAGAAATGGAAACATTCCGATTGCTACAAGAAAAGAACATGGCCAAGATCATTGTACTTCACAGCCTAGGATGCGAAAGCCTGGCAGACCAATTGTACAAATATGTAAATGGTGTGTACATTCCGGAAATGTGGGGCGAGCATGAAAGCAAGCGTCTTTGGTGCTATCGTGTGGAAGTACGTGAAACACAGAGCAACATGGCTTTCCGAGAAGGTCATCGCGAGTGGAAAGAAGATCTTTTTGCTTGACACTAAAACGATTTCGTAGTATTATACTGTTTCAACAACTCTTTGGAGATTTTCAATGGCACGTCGTTTTAGTACAAAAACCTATGGCAACGATCGTGGGCTTTCCTGTTGTTTCCGACAATGGAAAGCCACACACTCGCATTGCAGTTTGCTACATGGATACAGTCTAGGTTTTCGCTTAACATTTGAAGCAGATGAACTAGATGAACGCAACTGGGTACAAGACTTTGGAGGTCTAGACGATGTTAAAGCATTCCTTGAGAAAACCTTTGATCACACCATGGTCATTGCCCAAGACGATCCACTCCTTGAGCAGTTCCAGGCAATGGCCGGTTGGAGTGCGAATTCAGAACTCAACGGAAAACCCGAAGACGTTCAAGCACACCCAGTCGGATCACAAGGTGTTGTCAATTTGGTAACACTGCCTGCTGTGGGTTGTGAAGCATTTGCTGAATATGTTTATGATTGGGTGGCGCATTGGTTGCGCTCAGATCCAACCAACGTATATAAAAACTTGCTAGGCGATGAGCATCAGCGTGTTAAACTGTATACTGTTGAAGTATTTGAACACAGCGGCAACTCTGCAATCTACGAAGGATAATCTATGCCATTACAAGACGAACGCATCTTTGATACTATTCCCTATGAAAAAGCCGATGCAGGATCCTCGGCTCCGTGGGACAACACAGTTAGACAAGATTTTCATGTTGCAGTATACCTAGACAAGTATCCTTGCACACCTGGTCACATGCTGTTTGTACCACAACAGAATAGCAAACATGTATTAAGAGATGCGTTCGCTGATGCATTTGATTTTGGACAACAGAAAGTATTTGAAGGTGAGTGGGATGGTTTCAACATTGGATTTAATTATGGCGAGGCTGCAGGTCAAACTGTGCCGTGGCCTCACATCCATCTTATTCCCCGTCGCAAGGGCGACGTCGAGGATCCGGTGGGCGGTGTACGACATACAATTCCGGGCCGTGGCAACTATAGAACGGCACCAGCGGGAACGTGGCCTTGGTTGGACGAAGAAAGATGATAATAGTAACCGGTGATCGTGGCTTCATAGGAAGCGAGCTTAAAAAGCATTTGATAGATCAAGGCTATAATGTACACAGCCTTGACTGGGCTGATCGAGGCAAAACCTGGACAGCCACAGAACCCATTGAGTGGATTTTTCACATGGGGGCAATCAGTGAGACCAATGTGTTTGATTGGGACGCACTGGTTAGAAAAAACATTGAAGACACCCAGGCCTGGATTCGTTTCGCTGAATTACACAACTGCGGTATTACCTATGCAAGTTCAGCTAGTGTATATGGACCTTGGTCAAACAGTCCAGAATGGGGGCCTTTCCAACCACAACATCCATATGGTGTGAGCAAGATCACCATTGACATGTGGTGTGCTGAACAAGAATTCAGTGTTCCTGTACAAGGCATGCGTTTCTTCAATGTGTACGGACGCAACGAAGGACACAAGAATCAACCCAGTCCTATACGCAGATACATTGAAAGTGCTATCACCACACGCAAGCTAACAGTATGGCATCACAATGGACGCATGGGTCTACGTGACTTTATCAGCGTAGACGATTGTATTAAAGGCATGCTTGCACTCAAAGACAAAGCAGTCAGCGGTGTGTACAACATTGGCAGTGGTCATCAATTGACCTTTGAAGACATTGCTAAACTGATACAAAAGCGTGTGGGCATAGAAAACGCACAGGTTGTCATTGCTCCTATGCCCGAACACATGATTGAAAAATATCAGTGGGAGAACGGTGCAAACCTAAATAAACTATTATCGGTCTTGCCAGACTGGAAACCACAAACGGTAGATCAGTGGCTAGACGACAACTTTGAAATGCTATACAATAAAATATCTAAGGAAATACTATGAAACTTAAAGTCAGCGAAATCTTCTACAGCCTACAAGGCGAAGGACGTTATGTAGGTGTACCTAGTGTGTTTTTACGCACATTTGGTTGTAATTTTACCTGTGGTGGGTTTGGTATGCCACTAGGTGAGACCAGTAAAGAACGAGGATTGGTTGAGCCTAGCAAATACAAAACATTTGCAGAACTGCCATTGGTACATACTGGATGCGACAGCTATGCAAGTTGGGATCCACGTTTCAAAGATCTAAGTCCAACCATGGATGTACATGAAGTTGTTAGAGAGCTGTTGAAAAATACTCCCAACGGTAACTGGCGTCAGTTCACTGGTAACAATGTGCATCTTGTTATCACTGGCGGCGAGCCGTTGCTAGGCTGGCAGAAATTTTATCCTGAACTGTTGTCACATCCAGGCATGATTGGTCTTGACAATATCACCTTTGAAACAAATGGTACTCAGGAACTCAGCGAAGAGTTCTGCGAAGTTATTGAAGCATGGCACACTGAATGGCGCGGTATTAATGAAGATGATCATCAAAAGTACATCGGACGTTTCCGTGAAATGCAATTCAGTGTTAGTCCAAAGTTGAGCTCCAGCGGAGAAAAGCGTGAAGATGCAATCAAGCCAGAAGTTGTTGCTCAATATCAACAGTATGGTGTTACATACTTGAAGTTTGTTGTAAGCTCACAAGACAGCATGTTAGAAGTTCAACAAGCTGTTGACGACTATCGCAGAGCAGGCTTCATGGGTGAAGTGTATATCATGCCAGTTGGTGGTACCACTGAGTTGTATGATATTAACAAGAAGGAAGTTGCTGACATGGCACTCAAGCTAGGATACAACTACAGTCCTCGCTTGCACGTTGACCTTTGGGGCAATGGCTGGGGCAAATAATGGCTACCGCAAAAAAAGCGCCAGCTAAAAAAGCACCTGCTAAAAAAACTGTCGCGGCTAAAACCGTGACAGTCAAAGCCAAGGCCAAGAATCCCAAGGAAATTGCCACTAAGAAGAAAGAACCTTATGTGGCAGTTATCAACGTTGAATTAGAAGAAGACAACCCAGGCAATGGTGCATTTGAGCTAGACTGGAACGAGTTCTTTGTTGCCAAGTTGGTCAAGGCAGGCTACAGTGGCAAGGATGACCAACAGATTGTAGAACGTTGGTTCCAGGATATTTGCCGAAATGTGGTCATGGAAAACTTTGAACAATGGGAAGCTAACCAAACTGGCGAACGTGTTATCAACCGCCGAGATCTTGGTAATGGCAGAACCGAAATGTCATGAAACCATTAGAAGCTCCTGCTACACTTAGTATCTACATGCTGTTGAGTCAGAGTAGTACCAGCTTCTATTTCAATCCGGCCGCAGTATCTGGTATGACCAGTGCCATTGGGTCAGGCTTTTTTGGTACAAGAGACGAAGCTGAAAAAGCACGTACCTTGGCCATACTTTCGGACAAATCAAACAACATCTTCCATGTATTTGAACTGGAAGTTCCAAATCCTGCATACGGCAAATGATTGCTGTACACATCAACGGTGCAAGACTTGTACCCAAGCACGACTATAACATTGCTAAAGAGCGTATTAGATTCTCGCAAGCACCTCGTTACGGCGATCTTATACAACTAGCAACACCAACTTCAACTTGCCAATTTTACGGTAACGATGTCCAAATGGATTATCCAATTCCGGACTCTCTCAAAAAGTCAGTAGGTCTAGAGCAGTTAATTAGTGATCTGCTAGAATACATGGACCATCCCACAGTCAAGGACCAACTTGAACGATTGCAAGTGGTACTAGAGCTAGTAAAGAATCCGCCCAAAACGGACTAATTTGGCTTGACACGGAGATAAATATATGCTATTATATCTCTATGAACTATCTGATTGTCGACACCGCTAACACATTCTTTCGGGCCCGCCATGCGGCGCACCGGGCAAGCACACTAGAAGAAAAAGTGGGCTTTGCTATTCATGTAACCCTTGCCAGCATATACAAAGCCTGGCGTGACCAACGAGCCAATCACGTGGTGATTTGTTTAGAAGGTCGCTCATGGCGTAAGGACTACTATGAGCCGTACAAAAAGAATCGAGCTGTGGCTCGAGCTGCTCTCACAGACAAAGAGATTGAGGAAGACACAGCCTTCTGGCAAGCGTTTGACGACCTCAAAACATTCTTCACAGAAAAGTCAAATTGTACTGTGCTCCGGCACCCCAACCTCGAAGCAGATGACCTGGTGGCAGGATGGATACAAAGTCACCCTCACGATGAACATGTGATTGTTTCTAGTGACACTGATTACCACCAGTTACTGGCATCCAACGTCAAACAGTACAATGGTGTTGCAGATGAATTGCACACATTGGATGGTATCTTTGATGGCAAAGGCAAACGAGTGGTTGATAAAAAGACCAAGGAACCCAAGACCATCCCAGATCCAAAATGGTTACTGTTTGAAAAGTGTATGCGTGGCGATGTAAGCGACAATGTGTTCTCTGCGTTTCCTGGTGTTCGTACCAAGGGCAGTAAGAACAAGGTTGGCTTACAAGAAGCCTTTGCTGACATGGATCGTAAAGGATTCAATTGGAACAATCTCATGCTTCAGCGTTGGGTTGACCATAATGAAAACGAACATCGTGTGCTAGATGACTATGAACGTAACCGTACACTGATTGACTTGACTGCACAACCAGATCATGTTAAAGTATGGATCGCAGAAACTATTGCAGAAAACTCTGTTACCAAACAAATACCTCAGGTGGGTGTAAAGTTCATGAAGTTCTGTGGCAAGCACAATCTGGTTAAAATTGGTGAACAGGCTGTAAGCTATACAGAATTTTTGTCAGCAAGTTATCCAGAAGCAGAAGAAATTGTTGACAAACTTAGGAAAGAATATGTCTGAAATCAAAAATCCAAAATTGCATCAGCTGTCGTTGCAAGCAGGTGGTAGCCACTATCCTAGCATTAATCCAGATATGCAAACTGCGTTTGCTAAAATGATTATCGACGAGTGCATTAAAGCAATTAACGATACTAAAATAGTTGATATTGTTAGAACCACCTATGACCATAATATGGCTGAAGGTGTTAAACAACGATGCACTGAAGCTGTCAAACAACATTTTGGAGTTTAATATGACCGAAGAGAAAAAGCTCAAGGTAGTCTTTGATCCTGCTTTTTTTGAAGCATTCGAAGGCACACAAGAAGAACTGGATGCCATGATGGAAGAAATCATGGGCATCTTTGAAGGCAAGACTGCTGAAGAAATTCGCGCACTGAGCACACCCGTGGACTGGGAAGAACTAGACGAGGATGATGCAGAGCGTCTAGCACAGTCTTTGTTCAATGCAAAGAATGATATCAAACCCACTTTGCAATGAAAACTATTGCGTTCTTGATTGATAACGATGCTCGTAACAGCATATCAGGATATGCTATTACAGTTTATGATGTATTAAAAACATCTGACCGATATCGTTATGAATTAATATCGGTGCCTTTTACAAGTCCCCCCGGTAGCGAACGTGCTAGAGAATGGCTGAACAACTTGAAAGTCGATGGTATCATTTACAACTGGTATCCCAGCGGGGATAACTGGATCTTTGATGATACTTTGCAAGGCGTAAACAAACCTCAGTTTGTTATTGGTGGGCACAATCACATGCCAGAATTTCCAGAATCCAAGCACAATTGGTCTGCATTTGTTGACTGTGAAGTGTCTGACTGGCTAACACCTTTGCCACGCCCTGTGGTTGATTATCTAGATCTAGTGTACAGTCCTCCCAGTGGTAGAATCAAACTTGGAAGTTTTGGCCTAGGTTTCAAGCTCAAGAACTATTCAAAAATAGTTGAATTGGTTAACAAAGAGTTCAGCGACTCTGTAGTTGATTTGAACATTCACATGAGTTATACAAAACACACGTTTGCAGAAACCAACAGAATAGCACAAGAGTGTAGAGAAGTAGCCATGCCAAATGTGAATCTAAATATTACATTTGGCTATCTAAAAACATCCTACGATATTGCTAAGTTCTTAAACAACAATGACTTGAACATATTCATGTACGAGGATGAGCCCCATCTCAAAGTTACCAGCAGTAGCCTAGATCATGCGTTGAGCGCACGTAAGCCCATAGCATTATCCAGGTCGTCATATTTCAGTCACATGAAAGATGTTGCTGGTATTTGGATAGGAGAGCGTGGTCTTAAAGATATCATGAATGATGGTATTGCTCCACTGGAGTCTGTGTATAAAAAACACAACAGAGAAACCATGCTCAAAGAAGTTGAAACATATTTAGATAAGTTTATTCCATGACCTACACAGTACACAAAAGCATTGTTCGAGAAATTCGTGAAGGTGATCCCGACTTCCGGATTGTTGACGGATTTGCGGTGTATCCTCGTGCCATGTTACATGTTACGCCAGGTGCACCTGCTAATGTTCAGCAAACACTGGACTGGGCTATTGCACAAGGTTACATTCGTTGTGTCGCCCATGTCAAAGACTATGAACTAATGATGGATAGATTATCAGCATGACAAAAATAGCACGTAGCCCAGAACGCCATACTTGGCAAAAAGAAAGATACCTTGAACGCTGTGCGGAAGAAGGTAAAAAACCCAACGAAGCTTATCTCAAATGGTGGGCTGAAGTTCAAGAACAAGATAAACTCTGGGGCACAGATCCAGACGCCCATGTCAACGATATGGAATACGATCTGCGTACCAACGAATACATGTGCGGTAAAGTTCGTGCCAGCGAAACCTATGCACAGAATCTCTATGCGGCCATGTGCAACATGCGTTTTCAAAAGCGTGACATACTGCCTATTCTCAAAGATGAATACTGGTCCTGCACCTGGCGCAGTGCTGGCGGCATTGTAGCAGACATGCTGGGCAAAGGAGACTACATTGACTGGTACTGCTCTGGTATATATCAAGCAGGTGATGATGGCGAAAGCATTGACACCATGTATGAACTCAAGAAGTTTGTGCCCGAGGGTACTGTAACAGAAGAAATAGCCGACGATCTATACATCATGGGTTGGGTGGCAAGTGAATGGCCGGAGGATGACAATGCCGCAATTTAAGAAAGAACGTTTTGGTTCACAACCTACTAGGTTGACCTTGACAAGAAAACAAATCGAACAAATGTATCAAATGATCGATCACTTCAAAGATCAAAATTCTTTTGAACTGTGTTACGATGAAACCGAAGGTAAATTAACATTTAATTTTACTTTCGAATTTGACCAAAAATGATAATCAAAAAGGTTAGGAAAAACAAAATGACTGAATTAAAAGCAACACCTGTTGTCAAGAATAAATTTTGGATTGTCGAGCGTGATGGCGAAAAGGTTGCCACTATACAATCCACAGACGATGGCGTGGTCTGGGTCGATGATGCACATCGTGAAAAGTATGCTACCATCAAGATGTTAAAAGATCGACACAATGTTGAGTTTGCACGAACTGTGGGCAAGGTTAAAAAAGCTCTGCCCACAGAAGTAAATGGATTTCCTGCTACTGGTAAAGTATACAATGCCTTGTTTGATGTTAGCAAACGACTGCCTATCTATACCAAAGAAGACAAGAGCAAGAGTTTCTATTGTGCAGGATACTATATTGTGCGATTGAACAGCAACTGGAGCAAGACATTTTGTCCCAAGTTGATTACTCTACAACGATATGAATTTGAAGGTCCGTTCAAAACAGTCGAAGAACAACAAAAGGCCTTGAAAGAGAAAAATGCAATATAACCCAACCATAAACATTCTGGCTTTCAACGATCGTGTGCGTGTGATGAATCAAACACGACAGCAAGAGATACGCATGACTGCTACAGAGGCCAACAATCTACAAGCAGACATCACTGCCATGCTGGCCGAAATTGCCAGATTGAGTGTGCTGATTAACGTTGATAATCAACAGGTTGTGCAGGTTACCATGGACGGCGGTAAGTTCTAATATATGCCCAGATTAAGGCATAAATAAAATGTACAGGAATTATCAAACATGAGTAGACCTAAACCAGTTGTACTACTTGAACATGTCAACAAAACCACGTTCAAGAGCGACCAGGTGCTAAACAGTGAAGGCATTTGGGCGGTGTTCTATGACAACAAGCCCATCAACCTGAAGAATCAAAATATCTTGATCAGTTATCCAGGACCAAAATACAAAAAGGTATCATTCTCCAATCCTGGTCATGCTATTAATCTTGCTAAGAAATTGAATAGTCTGTTCAAAACAGACAAATTTAGTGTAGTGATTCTTAAAGAAGGTGAACAAATCTATCCTTAAGCCTGGTCGACAAAGAGAATGGGAAGAGAAGTTATTTCCTGTAAACCGGCCTACACCCGAATTGACCTGGCGCAATGTGTTGAATCCAAACAGTCTACGACTAACAGTTAACGCATACAATCACCTTCGCAACAAATCCAAAACGGTCTTTTACCAATTCAAAATTGATTCAATGACCAACATGCAACTGCTACAGTTGGATCGTTTGATCAAGGCTCCCTACTTTATCAAAAGCCGAAAACAAATTGACCTCATGGGCGAAGAAGATGCCATGATGTTGAGCTTGCATGGCAACAACCTAAAACAATATTTGGATAACCTGGCAACCAACTCTGATTGACCTTTATTCTCCTATATGCTATACTAGCAACATCTAGGAGAAATATATGAAAATTGGATTCAGTTTTGGTCGTTGTCTGGGTAGCATTGTGCGTGGCGAAGTTGCCTTTGACGATGTGCTGTGTCTTATTGCACGAACACGCATGGAAACCGAAGAGCATGTGAAATGGGTTGTGAGCGAATACATGCATCGTCGCGGATATCTACTAGGGCTGGATCAAGACAAGTGTGAGGAAATGGGCCTGCGATTGTTTAATGCAGGCAAGATCCTAGAGCCACGTGCCAACAATATTTCTCCCATGCAGGTTCCACGTGATTACATCTGGATGGACTTGTTTCCCACAGCGCCTGCTGGTACTGTGAATGAATCTGTTACTGCGGCCTGGGAACAGTATCGCATGTTGATCACCATGGTTGAGCAACTGCCTGAGGAAGGCTTTGTGCCTGAGCACAGTGAGCGCATGAAACCTCTCACACCAGAAGAAGAAGAAAAGCAACGCAAAATGCTAGACATGTTGGCCAACTCTATCTAGGAGGTACTATGAACTTTAGACACTGGTTAAGACAACGGTGGTATGATTATGTTGCCGAGTGCGAAGGCTACGGTCAAGCACCCACACTCAACGCAGATCAATATTTTCAAATGTACAAGTATTGGCTCAAACGTGAATACAGGCATCAATATGGCAAAGCGAAAAAACAAGCATAACCTATTCTTGCTCAGCTGGGATATGACTGGGCTTGAAACTGTGTTGGATCTAACCACATTAGAAAAACTCAGGCAGGACGAAGAAAAGCATCGCATTATCAGTATTTTGGCTGATCCAGAAGGACGTGACCCTGGTGACCAAACAGGCATGGCTCTTAATCGTGCAGTACAAGGTATCCTGCTTCGTGCCCGCGTGAACAGCCAGCGCCACTACGAAGTCTATACCATCCAAACCACCCCAGGCATAACTGAGCAGAACATGTGGGACCTGTTCAACAATAACCCACAACATGCCGCTGATCTAATCCGTGAGCATGGAAACTGTCTTTACAGTGACCGCGTAAACACCCGTACACAGGTAATAGTTTAGTATTACTTTTGCAACTGTTGCTTTTTTGCAACATTTAGCTCAACAGGTTGACCAAATACCCAAACGGTGTTATACTTGTCTTTGTGCTGATATTAGCACATTCAACAACTTAATGGAGAAGCTCAATGAACAAGCGAATTTCGCGTCTTGTAGTTGAGGTCGCTCAAGAAGTTCACAATGAACTCAAAGAGAAATACGGCCTGACTGACAAGGAACTTGACAAACACAAGGCACGTATTAAGGCAAGCGGCTACGGATTCCCAATTGGGCTTGCTCTATTAAATATCAATGACATGTGGATTGACTATGAAGTCCAGCGTGACGTCATTGTTAAACATGTACTCAACATCATCCGCAAATTTGACCCACGCATTGTTGGTGCGGCTTCGTGTGTACGTCTGCCCAAGAGCAAGTTTCCTAATCGTTACTATGCCTATGATGGCCAGCATCGTACCATTGCCATGGCAATTCTAGGCTATGCTTCAATTCCTGCATGTTATGTAGAAACTGAGGACGAGCGTTTTGCCAGCCACGCATTTGAAATCCTCAACGACAGCGGCGTTAAGAAAATTGGTAAGCCAGATCTGCATCGCATTCGTTTGAATCTGTTTTCAAAAGGCAGTGAAGACAAAGCCAACATTGAAGCTCGTAAACTGCAAGACCAGTTTGACGTTCTTAAGATTGACTTGCAAGAGTCAGCCAAGCGCAACAATCCTGCTCAATGCGGGGCCAACAAATATTGGTTCAGTCACTTTGACTATGCATACAAGGGCATCAAACAAGATGCCAGCGGTGAAACATTGCACAATATTCTTGACGCTATTAAATCAGCGTGGCCTGACAACGAAGAGATTGATCAAGGTATGTTCATTGGCATGTGGCAGTTGAACAACTGGAGCAAAGAAATGTGCATCACTCAGCCCAAGGGTTGGATGAAGTCAGTGCTCAAAGAAGTAGCCAAGTCATTTGGTAGCAGTCACGTAGCACACGACATGGCCAAGGCACAATGGACTCACGTGGTAGGCAACTGGAGTGCGCCAGACGGTGCGGCCAAGTTTATCCGCGAGATCTACAAACTGCATGGCGGCAAATTAACTCTGCCCTTCAAAGGACATGAGATTGGCATTGCTGACAAGAGTAACATCTGTGATGCAGTTAAGCCTGCTGTGAAAGGACTGTGATGAGCGACCTACAGAAACTAGTGGAAAGCTTCAGTCCTGTTACATACAGCCGTGTGCAACGTGGTGACAAAAGTTATAAGGAAACTTTTGAGCTTACAGTAAAGAAACTGAATATTTTGGTTGCTGAATACAAAGAATTGCAACAGGTTGGGCAGACTGCACGACTATTGCGTGATGACATTGATCACTGGATCCGTCGTTATCACGGCTATGCAATCGAAGGCAGTATTGGCGCTCACTACACTGAAGTAGGTGTTGACAAGGCCAATTGTGTGTTTGAGCATGTGATACCTGCCGCCAAGGTGCGTGACATGCTGTTGCAAGGTATCTTGACTGTGAAGCAGGCTCTTAATACACCCACGTGTCTTATCAGCAAGCGCAATGACGAAATCCTACGTGAGGAAGGACATGTTAGTTCAAGTCCTGACTACTGGAATTTTTTCAAACGCTACGAAATGTTTGACGATACAAAATTTGTAACATATAATGGAGAAGAGATCACAGACCCAGGTACTTGGACACTTGGCGATCACTTTGAAAAATTTGGAGTCTAATATGGACCTAAACCGATTAAAACGATTTGACAAAGCAAAACATGAACAACTAGAAGGCTTACTACAGTGGTGTCAATTGATGGGATTGACTGGCAAGGATCTGGTAAGTCTAGGTGGTCATATTGACCGTGCCCAGAAAACTGAGGAAGCCAAGACCAACCGCGCACTTGCCGAAACAGTCAAATTTGACACAGTTGGTGCTGACAAAGAAATGAGCAACAAGTGGAGCCTTAAAAACGCCCACGGTCGTTATACCTTTGAAAGTGGTAGCTGGCAACGTGTGCAGGTAACCAGCAACAAGACCAAAGTTCGTAAAACCTTCAACTTGAAATATTATGAACTAGGTAGGCTTGGTTGGCGCAACCGTGATAGGTTGATGTGTGCAATAAACATTGCCATGGGCCATATTGTGCTTGATTTTTAAGCAGAAAAGTGTTGCAGAAATGCAACACTTTTTGGTTGACCGTTTTGGCCCTTTTTGCTACAATTACTCTATAGTAATTAAAAAGGAGCTAAAATGCAACACACCTCTGCACCCTCTTGCACTCTGTTTGCAAAAGTAACAGTCAAGCAACACCCTTACAGTCAACAACCCATTAGCATTTTAATAACTGCCGCAATGTATCCAAATTTTACTGCAAGCAAAGCTCTGTATTTCACAGAACTACCTCTACAAGTAACTACCATTGCCTGTATTCAAAATGCCATTGCTCGTTTGCAAAAACAAGCCAATGCCGCCGACGTCAGTGTTAAAGTACAACCTAAAGTTTCCAAACACATTGTCGCTGTCGCATAAACACAACACCTGCAAAAAGCGTTTGACGTTAAATGCTTTCTGCAATATACTAACCCTGTAAACAATTTTTTCACGCTAACTTTTTTAGGAGTAAACAATGGCGGCACAGACTAGCGAAAATCGCACTATCACCGCAGTTGAGGCACGTAAGAGTATCCTTAGCTGTTTCAAAAATCAACGCCCTATCTTTCTTTGGGGTCCTCCCGGCATTGGTAAATCCGAACTGGTAGCAAGCATTACCGAAGAGCTCGGTGGCTTTATGATTGACTTGCGACTAGGTCAATGCGAACCCACAGACATCCGTGGTATTCCATTCTTTAACAAAGACCTAGGCAAGATGGATTGGGCTCCTCCTATTGATTTGCCTGATGAAGAACTGGCCGGCCAGTATCCAGTGATCGTTCTATTCTTGGACGAGATGAACTCTGCACCTCCTGCTGTGCAGTCAGCCGCATACCAACTTATCTTGAACCGCCGTGTGGGCAAGTATGTGTTGCCTGCAAACGTGGTTATGGTTGCCGCTGGTAACCGTGAAAGCGATAAGGGTGTTACCTTCCGTATGCCTACTCCGCTTGCCAACCGTTTTGTTCACCAGGAGTTGCGTGTGGATCACGGTTCTTGGGAACAATGGGCTGTGAACAATAAAATTCACAAGGACGTGGTTGGTTACATTGGTTTTGCCAAGCAGGACCTGTACGACTTTGATCCACGCTCTGCAAGCCGCACCTTTGCTACTCCACGTTCTTGGAGCTTCGTATCACAGTTCTGTGAAGACGAAGGCATCAGCGACGGCGAACTCACTAACCTGATTGCAGGTACTGTGGGTGAAGGTATTGCCATCAAGTTTATGGCACACCGTAAGGTTGCAGGCAAGATGCCCAAGCCAGATGACGTGTTGTCTGGCAAGGTTACTACCTTGGACACCAAGGAAGTGTCAGCTCAGTACTCCTTGGCTGTTAGCCTGTGCTACACCTTGCAAGAACGTTTCATCGCTTGCAAAGGCGACAAGGCAGAGTTGGACAAATGGCATCCATTTGCTGACAACTTCTTGAAGTACATGATGGACAATTTCAACACTGAGTTGGTGGTTATGGGTTCTCGTATTGCACTCACTACCTACAACCTGCCGTTGATTCCCAACAAGCTCAAGAACTTCGACGAGTTCCACAAGCGTTTTGGTAAGTACATCTTGGCCGCAAGTGCTCGCGACAAGAGCTAAATTGGATAGGGCGGGCTTGACCAAAAAGCCCGCTCTGTCTTATAATGCATATATACACAAGGAGCCACTATGTCAGCCAAAGATACCACTCTAAACGAAAAAGTTAAGAAGAAAGAACTCCCCAAGATTGAGTTTAATCAAGCTCGCGACAATGCTGTTCGCGAAAAACTGATCACTGCTCGTATTGCACTCTTGCTCAAGGCTCCTTTCTTTGGTAACCTTGCAACTCGCATGAAGTTGATCAATGCCGACGACTGGTGCCCTACTGCGGCAACCGATGGTCGCAACTTCTATTACAACACCCTGTTCATTGAAAAACTGCCTGCTAAACAGTTGGAGTTTCTTGTTGGACACGAAGTGCTTCACGCTGTTTACGACCACATGGGTCGTAGAGGCGATCGCGATCCGCAGATTTTTAACGTAGCCAACGACTTTGCTGTTAACGCAGACTTGGTTGATCAAAAGGTTGGTGAACGCATCAACGTGGTGCCCATGCTGTACGATCCAAAGTATCGTGGCATGAGCTCTGAAGAGATCTATGACGACTTGATGAAGAACGTCAAGAAGATTAACCTGGACCAGCTGATTGACCAATTGCTAGACGAGCACTTGGATGGCAACGGCGATGGCGACGGCGATGGAGAGGACGAAGACGGCAACAAGAAAGGTGGCCGTCCGCAACTCAGTGAAGAAGAAAAGCAACAGATCCGTGACGAGATTCGCGAAGCTGTACTCAATGCCGCTAACCAAACAGGCGCAGGCAACTTGCCTGCAGGCGTCAAGCGTCTAATCAAGGACTTGACTGAGCCTGTTATTGACTGGCGCACTCTGCTGGAGCAACAGATCCAGAGCACTATCAAGAGTGACTTTACTTGGATGAAGCCTAGCCGACGCGGCTGGCACATGGATGCTGTTATGCCTGGTATGTTGCCCGGTACACAGATTGACATCTGTGTTGCTATCGACACTTCAGGTTCAATCAGCGAACGTGATATCAAGGACTTCATGGCTGAGATCAAAGGCATCATGGAATCCTACGATGAGTACAAGATCCATGTATGGTGCTTTGACACAGACATCTACAACCCACAGGTGTTCACCAGTGAAAACCTAAGCGACATTGCAGAGTATCAACCTGCAGGTGGCGGTGGTACTGACTTTATGGCTAACTATCGTTGGATGAAAGAAAACGATATCCAGCCCAAGAAGTTTGTTATGTTCACTGACGGTATGCCCTTTGGTGAGTGGGGTGAGGAAGAGTACTGCGATGTATGCTGGATCATCAAAGGCAACCCAGGTTGCGAACCACCGTTTGGTGTGTGGGCACACTACGAGGAAGCCGCAAAGGGTAAAAAATGAACACTGAAATGAAATGGGCGGCGCTGATTTTTATGTTTGTGTTTGGCGTGCCAATGGCAGGCATGGCCCTTCACGAATATCATAAAAGTCAGTGCCGGTTGGAAGCAATCAAGGTTGGCTGGGAAGCTGACCGAATCAATCAAGTGTGCGACAAATGAAAAAAGTTTTTAATTTTATTGCCTGGAAATATCGACAGTATGATATTTGGCAAAAGCTCTGGTTTTTCTCCTGCTTCTGGCTAGGTGCTTATATCACCGCAGAAAAAGGCAGTACGCATGAGCAGGTGTACCAGTATCTGTTCATTGGATCGTTGGCTGTTGTGTTCTTCAAATGGTTTATTTGGGACATGGTCAAATCCAGCTGGGATGATTACAACAAAGAACAGGAAAAGATAGTAGACATTTTGCGAGATGGACCAAAATAATGTGCTTGTTGAAGTTACCAAAGGCATGACCATTGTTATTATCATGCTGGTTATCCTTTGGTATGTTATGGCAGATGTTAGGGCCAGTAAACGTCAGCAGGTGTATTTTGATTGCACTGAATCATTCAAGCCAGACGTTCCGCAAAGAGTCAAAGAAGCTTGTGAGCTAAGAAAACATTATGAACAGGACATGGTAGATGCCGCGCCCACGTACAGAAAAGGTCGTTAGATATCAGTATTCCATACTACCAATGGTAGCCAAGGCCAACGAGATCAATGTGAATCCTGTTGAATACTTGGAAATGATGAATGCACTAGGCGATGCAGGTTTTGAACTGGTCGCTATTCACCACGATTGTTTAATATTCAAAAGATGCTTAGATACAGCGAAGTAAATCCACTAAACGTACACGGACTAAGGCGTACAGAACATCTGCCGCCGCATTTTTGTCAAGTGTGCTTCAACTTGGCCACAGACGAAAGAAACATCGTTGACTGGGTATACACCCACCTAGAAGGACGTTTCTATTTTGGCGATAAAATGGTTATCAATCCTGATGGTCGAAGAGACATGTGCAAGGTTATTGCATTTGAACGCCACAGTGAAGCAACCTATTTTGGACTATTTGTTGATCAACTTAACCAGCCCAACGTGATAATCTGGTAAAGAAAAAAATCCGAGCTCTCCGCTGCCAGTAAATAAAAGCAGTAGATATTCATTCATGGAGAGACAGATGGAATCCCAACAACCCACCACTAGCAACGAAGAAAAAGGACCAAGCCTAGGTTTACAGGACTTGGTTATTGTTGCACAAATCATTCAAATTGCCACCAGCAGAAGCGCATGGAAACCAGAGGAATTAAGCACCGTAGGTAATCTCTATGACCGTTTAATTGCTTTCCTTACTGCCTCGGGTGCCATACAGAAAACAGACCAGCCCGTAGAGTCTGAAACATCACCGGGAACCGAGGAGACAGAAAATGCTTAAACATGTTGTAAAACACAACAACCGCAAAGGTGCTTTGTTGTATAGACAAGTACCTGGCGAAGATCATATGTGCCTATTGGTATACAGCGATCTATTGCCAAGAATGATTCATGACGAAATCATGAAGGTTCTTGAGAGTCCAGTTGGTCAACAAGCCACTGACCTAGCCGATGCGCTATTCCGCAACATCATGCCAGACGGAACAAATACTCTACAAGTATTGCATGTGAATGGTATGATTCAAAAAGTACCAACCAATCAAGTTATTGTACAAGCCAACCCCAAGTCAAGTGTACGTTTAGATGAACTAAACGAAATCCTTAACGAAATGGCCAAAGGCGAAGAAGCTGTTAGACGTCTAGCTGAACTAGATGCTAAAGTAACAGGTTGGCAACCAGGTGACAAGGATCGTCAGGCAGTAAGAGAAAGCCGCAAACCTAAAGCAGTTGAAGGCCGCGAAGTAGGCGTTCCGCCAAATGCAGCCAAGCCAATTGATGTTCCAGCCGTCGATGGTGTTTTATCTGACACAGATATTGCCCAGAACCTTTTAGCACAAGCAGATAGAATGAAGCGTGAAGCAGAGTTCATGCTTGCAGAAGTCAAAAGGCTGACAGAAGAAGCAGCCACACTAACTCCAGCTGTGAAGGTTAAGAAAACAAATGGCACGAAAACCAAAGTCAAGGCGCATTAATGTTGATGCGAGAGATCGTTGGAAACAGATATTAAAAACTGTAAGTAAAGATGAAGTGCCAGTTTCGTTACTTGAAAAAATTCATGTTAATTTAATAGATGGTAGCAAAGTTGAAATTGATATTTTGCAACTGTTAGATGAGGGTATGCACCCTGATGATATTAAAGATGAACTCAATGACAGATTAAAGAAGATGGACGAGATTATCAAAGACGTTGACTTCTTTATCAGCATTGAAACTGTAGCTAAAACGGTACAACCAATTACCGACGATATTCTAAAATCTCTATCATGATTCGTAGTATATTTTCCGTGGATCAACGCGGTGGCTTAGGCCACCGCGGCAGTCTGCCCTGGGCCAATGACCCTGAGGATATGCAGTGGTTCAAGGAAGCAACAACAGGGCACGTTGTTGTGATGGGTCGCAGAACATTTGAAGACCCTAAATTTCCTAAACCATTAAACAACAGAACATGTGTAGTATTCACTAACAAGAAATTTTTACCACATGCCCATGTTGTCAGTGGAGATCCAATTTCAGTTATTAAAAAGCTATCTGAAGAATACACAAGTAAAGATATCTGGATCATAGGCGGTGCAGAACTGCTGATGCAAACAAAAGATCTTTGCGACGAAATGTGGATTGCACATCGTAGGGGTGCGTACTATACAGATGTACGTGTAGACATGCACAAATACATGTTAGGCACCCGAATTACTAGCTCTTTGCCTAACAAAAGTCGTACAATTAATTGGTGTACATATAAAAACGTAGACATATTCAGACCATACGTATGAAAACATATCTAGATGCACTCCGACAAGTATTAGAAACAGGTACAACTCGTTCTGACAGAACTGGGGTAGGAACCATTGGCTTGTTTGGCATGCAACAAAGATACAATCTCAGCCAAGGCTTTCCTGCTGTTACTACAAAAAAATTAGCATGGAAAAGTGTGGTCAGCGAGTTGCTGTGGTTCATTGAAGGGTCGGGGGACGAAAAACGCCTACGAGAGATACTACATGGTAGTAGGGATTCCAGTAAGGACACCATCTGGTCTGCAAATGCCACAGCATCCTATTGGAAACCAAAGGCCAAGTACGAAGGAGATCTAGGGCGTGTGTACGGTGTACAATGGCGTCACTGGCGTACCCCAGCTGAACAACGTGGCGGAAGTTTTACAAATGACTTTGGTCACACATACAGTGTACAAGGCGGCGTTACTATTACAGAAGTCGATCAGTTAAAGTCACTGATTGAGGGAATCAAAGCAGACCCATACGGACGAAGACATATATTAACAGCGTGGAACCCAGGCGAATTAGAAGCCATGGCTCTGCCACCGTGTCATTGCTTTGCTCAGTTTTACGTAGCTGAGGGCCGACTAAGTTGCCAAATGTATCAAAGAAGTTGCGACATGTTTTTAGGTGTCCCCTTTAATATCGCAAGCTACTCCCTTTTAACGGCGATGATAGCTCAAGTGTGCGGCCTAGCGGTCGGTGAGTTTGTTCATGTACTCGGCGATGCACACATCTACCTAAACCATGTTGAACAGGTAAAAGAACAACTGTCACGTGAACCATTGCCTGCGCCAACTCTTTGGTTGAATCCAGACATAACAGATATCACTCGTTTTACCATGGATGATATTCGTTTGGACAATTATCAAAGTCACGGCGCTATTGCTGCCGCAATGGCAGTATGACACCAATTGTAATTTACTATCACCTTAATGACATACCTGGCTGGGAGAATGTGTTCAATTCACAATTCTCCAAAGCACAGGACAGCAGGTTAATCGAATCCGCTGACAAGATTTATTTTTGTTTCAATGGCAAAACAATACCCAACTTGTTATTAGCCACAGCCAATGCTTATCCAAATATAAAGATTGTGCATGTGAGTGATTCCTACGATACCTGGGAATATCCAACTCTGGATTTCCTTTATCAAAATACACACGCACCCCAAGACGATCATTATATCTTTTATTTTCACCTCAAGGGCTTGACTCGACAAAACAATACTGCTATACTAGACTGGCGTGAAGTAATGGATTATGGCAACATAGAATGCTGGAGAGCCGCAGTCGCAGAACTAGACAAAGGTTTTGATGTTTGCGGAGTAAACTGGATACGTGGAGTCAGCATCCAGACTGAGCGAAAGATAGTTGATGACGATGGAGTTGTGTTAGGATCTCAAATTATTGACAGCCAGAAAAAAAGCCAAAATCATTTCAATGGAAACTTTTGGTGGGCACGTTCTGAATACATAAAAACTTTAGATAGATTGCCCAACCCTGC